GATGCAAGTTATGTAGATATTCAACCAAACAGAAGTTTATATAGTATTGAACCAATAATTTATAATTCAACTGAATTACATATAGAATCTACAGATATAGTAGACGGAACTGAATCTGGATCATTAATAATTGGTCCACAAACTGCAACAAAAGTATTTATCAATGAAACTGATGCATCTTCTGCAGGTGGTACAACAATTTCTTGGGCAGAAACTGTGTCCAATCGTTTACCAGTAAATGCAATATTTACTCTTACTAGTGATACTGAAGAAAAATCTTTTGATTATACTGTTATAGAATATCTTGATAGTGCAGGAACCCAAATGTTAGTCCAACTAACAGATGGAACTAATGGATTAGATAGAGATTCTACTTATTATGCTATGATTACTCCATATTATTTTAATTTGCCTTATACTGGTACAGATTTTAATAGTGCAACACCTTCAGGTCCTCATTATGTAGAAAATGGAGTGTGGTATGTAATTGGTGATATAAATTATGTTGATGGAACATTCCGTATAAATAGATGGAGCACAATGACAACAAACACAACTGATCCTAGTTCTGAAAATAGTTTGTGGGAAGATGATTTTGTAAGAATGCAAATTGATGTTCCAGAATCAGATATATATCCTTCAGATGGTGAATTAATTGTATTTGAACCTTATTTACGTCCAGAATATATTTCAGTAAAACTTAATCCAATTATATTTAATAAAAAACTAAAGTAGTTATTAAATGGCCGATCAATCAGATCCAATTACTAATTTAACTGTTGAATTAATTTCAGGAAACTATATAAAATTAGTTTGGGATGAAATTAGTGCAGAACATCGTTACCAAATTTCTAGACAAATGAATGATGGAAATTGGGTTTCTCTTGGTACAGTAGACACAAATTATTTCTTTGATTCTCCATTGGATAACGATGGAGATAATGCATTTCCTTTATTCCCATTAACTCCATCAAATAATTATGTATATTCCATATCTGCATTTATTCTAGATGTATTAGATGTTAGTGAAGCAGTTATTACTTCTATAATTACTACTCAGCCAGTAAATGCCTTTTCAACAGTTACTGCAACAAATTCTTATCCATTTTTATCTTTTACAGCAAACAAATTTGTAAATTATCAATTACCAATTAATACTGCAGATTATAATTTTAATTTTAGATATACAACTGGTTCATTATTTAACCAAAGTAAATACAAAGCAGTTTTAATGAATGCAAATTATAATTTTGATAGAAATAAAACTGTATTGGCAGATTTATATGATGACATTTTAAGACAAAAGTCATATAAAAGTAATTATGGAGCTCTACCAATTGGATGTTCTGGTGGCGAAAAATCTATAGCAGCATATTGGGAAAAAGCTGATACCAATTACATAATAATATTTGAGAAAAAACAAGAAACTGTTAGATATTCTAAAGATAATGGAAAAACTTATAAAGTTATTCGTGGACTACCAGGAAGAGCTGGTAATCCAACTCATGATTCAATTTATACTTATTTTCAAAATGAACTAGTAGTATTGGGTTGGGATAAATTATTTATTCTTGAACCAAACTTAAAATATTCAAATGATACTGTAACATTTAGTGATGATATTACAACATTTCAAGGAATAGATACTACTAATGATTTAGTATTTAATAAACTTTCTGATTATCCTCCTGGTTCTCCAACCCCTGGATCATTAAATGCAATTGGTGCTGACAATCATTGTATATATGTATCAGCAAATAATTTTGTTTATAGAATTTGCCCTGATGAAGCAGAATTAATTACTATTGATGCAATTTTACAAAAAGAAAACATTGTAGTATCAGGTACTCCAACTCAACCTCCTCAAGTTCCATCGGTTCCTCAAATACAAGAATTAAAAATTTCCGGTTCCCCAATAAAACCCGCCAATATATTAAACTCAACAAAAGGTCTTTATGATTTTCAATTTATGTGGAATCAAACTGGGGAAAATTTACGTTATTATCATTATCCATATGTAAATACCCCAGGAAATCCTTATACCCCTATTAATTCAGATTTTCCCTCTATTATAAATTCAGGAATAAATGGTGGCGAATTAGGTAAACAATCATTACAAATGTGGTCAGCAGTTGATAACACCTCTACTGTTGTAAATTTACCAATAAATACTGAATCACCTACAACTACAAGTTTACTTAAATATGTGGCTGGCAGCACTTCATCATCACTTGTTTATAGATTATTTAATGAAAGTAGTCTTGAAACCATTCCAAGAAAACCTCATACTAATATTGCATCAGGAACATTTGTACCAGAAACTCAAATAATAACTATTTCAGGAGCACCAAATTCAACTGGTACTACTTATCCTAGAAACTCATTTTTTAAAGTATTTGATGCCATCGGCACCCGGTCAACAGTTAATGGACCCCGATTACAATTTGGATTAACTTCTTTATATTATACTGGGGCAACCGATGCTTCAACAGATAATGTTCCTGGTCCAGAAAAAGTACCCTTAGATTTCGGGCAGTATCTTTTCAGACAAAGACAAAAATATCAAAAAACTTTAAATAAAGCTGATGCTCCATACTTTACTATTTCTAATGGTACAGGTGCAGCGACAGCATGGAATGGACAATGGGTTTATTGGCCAGGAGCGGTAACAACTGTATTAGCTAATGCTCCAAAATATTCAGGAAGTTCTGCTAAAGCCACCTATGGTTTAGGTGAATCACAGTGTGATCCTAAACAATTTTTATCAGATGGGTCTTTAAGTGATTCCCCATGGCATATTACAGCTAGATCGACATATCTTAATAATGGCGGTGATATCGGAACTTTTCCTGGTATGAAAGGAATGGATGTTTCGTTTGATTTTCCGTTTGAATATTGGGTTGGTAAGTCTTCAACAAATACAACTAATGCCCCTCCAGGAACTACTGGATATTTTACCGTACTTATTGATAATATTGATGAACAATATGCTTCAATTACAGGATTACCTCCATATGATGTAACAAATCAAGATTATACTCCGTTATTTGCTGTTGGAGGGAAATTTAAAATTTCTAATTCTCCACTAAGTAATAACTATGAATATACTATTACTAAAGTGGTTAATGCTTCTGCAATGCAATGTAGACCAGATACTACTCTAAACCCAGATGCTGGAACTTTATTAGAATATCAACAAGATGTTAATTCGATTCCGCAACGTATACCAAAATTAGATATTACTTCAGTGGGTGCTGGTGGAACAAAAGGATTATCAAATGTAAACGCAGAAGTAATAACTAAAAAAGTTGTTCCAATGGTTCGTATTTATGTTACTGGTCATCCAGTAACTGCTGGAGAGAGTGCAATTAATGGAAGTACATTAAAAAATGATCCATTAAATACTTCTTCGGGACCACAATTAACTATTGCCCAAGCATGGAATAGTACTTACAGCTTAAATAACAATAATCCAGTTTTGACTTATAATATTAATGCACAAGGAATTAATATTAATTTTAATTCTGATGAGTCTCTTGCTGACGTGGCAAATAGATTTAGAACCTCTTTAGTATCTCAAGGAACTAACACATATGATACAATAGGTGCACTTGTAGGAGCAGGTCCATATACTATTGCATTAACTTATAAATCCATTCCAAATATTTGGTATAAAGAAAAAACTGTACATTCTAATGGTATAACTATCGATACTGAAGTAATTACTCCTCATAATGTTACTGGAAATTATGTAACTAGTACATTTAAAGTTGGAAAAGCTAAAGCAATAGATGTTCTTACTACCAATGAGTTCTGGGATCCACTTAACTTTGCTGTATCATATTTGAGTGATATTATTACTGTAAAAATTCCCGCAAATACTCAGTTATATGATAACACATCTTTAAATGCCGCAAAGTTATTAATTGCTCATATTAATAGTGAATTATATCCTCAAGTTTCTAATGTTTATATAACAAGATCTTTTGCAGGTTCTACAACAAGCACTGCATCATTTGATATAACATTTCCAACGTTATCGAAGTTTGACGTTGACAAGAGTATGTATTTCTTTGCTCATCCATTGACTGTATTGAATGGGTCAGATCCAGTTTATGATATTAATACTAGTACCAGAACATACCCAGATAATTATATTATTTCAAATAATCCATTAGCAAACAGATCTAATCCAATCGATAAAAATTCTAATTATTGGCATAGAGTATTAATAAACCCAACTCCATCGTCAGGTAATGCAACTAATTTATTAATGTGGATAGGTGGCGGCGGTGCTATTGGTATGGCACCAAATTATATAAGTAAAACTGGAACCACCCCCGGGGTGAATCAAGGTAGTCAATCAACAAATAATATGATGATAAACGTATTACACGTATCCTTACAAGAAGTAGTTACAAGTAATACAGTTTCTCAAACTGGAGTTTTATGGGATCATTATAAAATTGAAATTGGTAATATAATTACCGGCCCAATTGCTACTATTCCTTCCCCAGATAATCATTCAGTAACTATTTTTGGTAATACTATTAATTTTAATTCAAATACTCCAATATATACTAAATACAATAATGATATAATCAATTTAATCAAACCACTAGTAAGTAATCCTTCTGAGTTTAAAAATAATATTATACAAGCAGAAGTTACTTCATTATCAGAATCATTAGAACGAGGAAATGGACATTTAATACAAACCACCGGGATATGTTGGAATTCACTATTAACTCATGAATATAGTGAACAATATCAAGAAGCACCACTAGTTAATTATACCCTAGGTCCAATTAATGGAGTAACAATTTCATTTACCTCAAATGATATTTTATCAGAGATTTCTAATAAATTAATTACTGCATTAAATACTTATAATGCTAATAATCCTACTTATTCAAATATTACTAATGTTAATAATATCCCATTAGTTACATACTCATATGGGGAGTCTCCTTTTGTTGATACATTAGTAGGTCCATATCAAGGATTAGTTAACACTGGAGTTATTATTACTTCTCAAACAATCCAATATGAAACTCTAACCCCTATAATTCCAGTTGTAAAATATATAATTATTGTTAATAATAAATCAGTTTCATTTTATTCAAATGATTCATTAAGTACAATTACTAATAATATTACTACGGCATTACAATCAGATTTAAATACAGTTTATAATAATATTTCTAATCCATCTTCAACTTCTATAGATTTAGAATATTTACCAAACTTACCATTTTACTATGGTCCACAAAATTATACCCAGCATGGAATAAATATTCTTTCTACTACCGTTAATACTTTTGAAGTAGAATATAGTTATTATGAATGGGATAATTTTTTAAGTCAAATTGTAGATGATTCTACTATAAAAGTAAAAAGATTCGTAACTATCGATAATGTAATTTATGTCTTAGCTGGTGGTTGGGACCCAGTTAAAGAAACTTGGATACCAAATATAAATCAGGGTGTATACGCATTTAATAATGTTAATAACACTTGGACATTAGTAAAATCTTTATACTATGCAAACTATTCATATGATATTAATACTTTAAATATATCTAGAAATGAACATACTTTAATTTTAGGAGATTTCCCTGAAAATTATGACGTATTATTGACAGATGATATTACTACAGAATTCATTGATCCAGATTTTAATGGGGTTACTTTTAATCCAGAAAATACTATTGCATCAAATATTACAAGTGAAAGACCAGTAAAAAATGTTTGGAAAAATATTCCTAGAAATGAAGATATAGTTTCATTAAATATTCTATCTCCAGAAAACTGGCATTATGAAGATCAATATATATGGAATAATAATACCGAATCTAGAATTTGGATAAATGATATGAATAATATTAGTGTTATTCATCCAGAAAGAATTTTTGATGTAAGATTAACAAATACATCAGAAAAATTTACAGATGGCACGCTATCATTTTTTGCGGATAAATTTAAATTTGATTCGTTCAATGGATATACTTCTGGAGCAGTTGTATATGATGAATTAACAGAAAAATTAGTATGTTTTAATAAACTTTCTTCATTAACAAAATCATTTGCAGAATTTAATTGGCTTAAACAATATATTAATACCGGTAATGGAATAGTTATTGAAGGAATCTTAAATTATGTAAAACCTGTAATAGTGGAAACTATTCCAGAAGAATGTGATGAACCTCGTGATTGTATTCCATTATTAGAACCTTTTAGAGAAAGATTAATTCCAGAACATTATCTTTATGATGAACCTAACTTTATAGAATTTATTAGAGTATATTTAGAATATTTATCAGATTCTTCATATTCAAATTATGGAATGTTATATAATTTAATTAAAAATCATGATATTAACGATAGTAGATATATTGATTTTACATCTATATTTGAAACTGATCTAATGAAACGTAACACTATTGTTACTTCTGAGAAAAGAAATCAATTAAATAAATTCTTACACAATACTGCGGTGGATTTTTATTCAATTAAAGGAACTGAAGATTCATATAAATTCTTATTCCAATTATTATACAATGTTGATGTAAATGTTAAAATAGAAAACGATTATAATTTTGTATATTTAGTTGATGTAGAATTGGGTACTCCAATCAACAAAGTAACAGGACAAGAAGTTGCATTGGAAAAAGTGTTAGCAAATTTAAAACAAGATTTTAATGAATTTGTTTCTTCAACAGAAGGATATGAAACAACAGAATCTTATTTATCAGAAAATACCCCAACCGAAAGATTCTTTGGACATATTGTATTGGCTACTCCAATAGATAGTACTACTAATAAGGCTACTTTAAGTTTAGTAGATCAATATGGAGTATTAGAAGAAGGTAAACAATACGTTATTGATTTAGGTGATATCTACGTAGTGACAAATATAATTAGACGTAGTACAGGTAATTTAATTGATATTGAATATAAAAATTTCGATCTTAATAATAATGCATTGACCTCAGATTCAAACGCATACAATTATGTAATTAGAATTGAATCACCTTTACCAATTTCTGCTTATAAAGATGATGTCATTCGATTTGTACATCCAGTAGGATTTGATTTTATCGGATCATATTTAATTGCATCTGCATCAATTGCTAATGTACCTAGTCACCATATTGAAACAATTATTAATTTCTTACAAACTTTAAAGTGGGATTCGGGAATTCCTTTACAATATCCATTACAAATAGTTGATACATTAGATGGATTAGACATTAATGGCAATATAAATAATTATGATGTTACATTGCCATTAGGTGGTAGAACTTTAACTGATACCCCGTTTAGTTTAGGTGGTCAATCATTCCCAGCCTCTGGGGAAGATGAAGAAACAATATATGGTGCTGGAGGTTCTACTTACGCTTCAAACGAAGCAACTATAGATGATACAGCTCCTGAAATTCAATCACGTAGAAAAAATAATAGTCCATTGTTCGATTCTTCCTGGGGAAGAATGTACGAACGAGCAGATATAAATAATCCATTATATGGTGCATTATTTAATTCAATCTCAAGATTAAAAGATAATCTAGAAAATCCTGCTGATCCAAGCGCAACCCAACGGAAAATAGAATGACAGTAAGATATAGAACCAAGTTACCTAATGAGTATTTTACCTCTCAAGCAATTAATTTTATTAATTCTTTTGATAGTAATGTTTATTATGTAACGTTTGGGAGAGGTAGTGATACTTGGTCTAGTATAGAAAATAATACTAATTTTCAACCACCAATGCCAGTAAATAGTACTTTGTATAAATCAGATTTTTATAAACTTATTGATTATTATACAAAAATTAATAATACTAATATAAAACTGGTTACTGAAAGAGTTGATTGGCAACCAAATAATTCTTATGATTTATATTCGTTAATTATTACAAATTCAACTAACGACAATTTAGATATTACTATTCCAAATACTGGATATGGAGTATATAAATGTGTTAGTAAATCCTCTGATAATATTGAAAGTGTAAATTATCCAACATATAATAATGGTGGTATGGCGTCAATTGATACAGAAGATGGATATTCATGGGAATATATGTATTCTATTCCATTAGAAATGATTGAAAATTATACTACTAAAGAATATATCCCAGTTCCAGCTCCCAGTGATTTAGTAACCGATACTAATATTTTATATTGGGGATTAGATTTAGTAAATTATACAAGATTTGATATTAATAGTTTATCATATAAATTAAATGTATCAAAAATAATGATTCATGCGTTGTTAAGTGATAGTGATCCAGTTTCAGTTTATAGACAAATTGGAATTGTTTCTAATCCTTGGGAATATGCATTAATGGTAGATCAAAATTTTCCAGATGGAATAGATTCATCTCAATCAGGATGGAAAATACAAACTAAATTAGCAGATAATGCCTCATATCTATCATCAGAAATTTTACAAGAAACTGGTCAATTGATTTATATGGAAAATCGTCCACCAATTGAACATAGTCCTGGTGAAATACAAAAAATACAAATAGTAATAGGATTTTAATAATGACTCTAAGTTTAATTGATTCTGGTATCCCAAATAATCCTGCCACAGGCGATACTTTATATAAAGGTGCAAATAAAATAAATTCTGTTTTAACTGATTTTTATGATAGATTTACTAATCAAGACATAGATATTTTATTATCAGATAAAAAAATCCATGTTGATGGGTATTATAAAAAATTAGCTGCTACTGCAGTTATTGATTCTGGTGCAAAATATGATGTTGATACAAGTACTGGAGCAATCGAATTACTTACTCCTGCTGCTGTAATTGGTGAATCTTTTGTAATAAGAACTTTAAATGATAGTTGGGTTACAAATTCATTAACTGTATCATCTTCAACAGCAACAATCAATGGATTATCTAGTGTTGAATTTAATTTATCAAACGTTGAATTAAAATTCACCTGTACTAATACAAATGAATGGAATGTAACTTCAATTAGTTTTGGAGAAATTTCTTTAAATACTGTATATACATTTGGAGCTATTGCTCAATTTGCAAATGAAGTAATTTCAATTCCAGCAAGTATGTTTGATACCATGTTATTGCAAGTTGTTGCTGTTGATGAAGTAACTGTTGCTGTTGCATCTTCTAATGTAATTATAACTCATAACATGAACTATACTGGAGTTGATGTATTTATTGAAGAAGATCCAATTTTAATTACAGATAACATTCCTCGTTATTCTATTACAGCTGCTGCAAATGGTAGTAACGTAGATATTACAATTGAATCTTTAATAAATATTGATAAATTAAAAGTAAAAATTCTTTCTTCACTAAAATTGTAATGGATAATCTAGCATGACATTATATACTAAACAAACAATTGCCATCGGTGCTGCAGTAGATGATTTTACTGGAGACTACCTTCGTTTAGGTGGTCAAAAAATTAATGATAACATGGATGATATTTATTCATCACTTGGGGATGAAACTAGTTTACATCCAGCGGGTGCATGGAGAGTCTGGACATTTAATGATGGTGCTACTCTTAATGCGGACATAGGACAACAATATATAGTTGATACGACGGATGGAATTGTTTCGGTTGTTTTACCAGCAGTAACTCCTAGTGATTATGGAAAAGTAATTAAAATTGCTGATGTATATGGAACATTATCAACAAATAAAATCACCATTTCTCCAACCGGAAGTACTATTAATAATGGTGGAGCAGTTGATTTTATTACTAATTACTCTAAAATTGAATTAACTTATACGTCTAATGATGATTGGAAATATATTGATGGAATGACATTAAATTCTTTACCATCTTCTAATGTCGCCGCAACTGTAAAATATGGATCGTTTATTATTGCTGGTACAAATGATTTATCTGGAACATTTACTATTCCTGGTGGATATAATATTTCTGCTATGGAAGTATATTTAAATGGGGTTCTACAATATTATGATTCTGGTACACCAGGTGATGGTGGTTATGGATCAGGAGTACCATCAGCATTAGTTGTATTAGATGGAAATGTTATTGCATTAAAATCTGGAATTTATAAAGCAGATGATATTTTTACATATAAAACTTATTTGGCTGCTATTGGTGCAGCATCTGAAGGATTTAATAGATATACTGTTGAAGTATCAAATGCAACTGATGATCCCGGTCAATTAGCAATTCCTACAAATACTGATTTAACTTTATCTTTACCACAATTTGGTGCAGCTGCAGTAGATAGGATCAATGTAAATGCTGCACAAGTATTTATTGATGGTAATTTATTAACTCCAGCTGGAATCGGTAATTTTGTTGATCCAGATGAATATAAATTTGAAGAATCAGTTCCAACAGAAGGATATGATTTAGTTACATTTGGTACAGCACTTGTTCCAGGACAAATAGTAACTTTAATTTGGTATCAAAATGAAATTGGTAGTATTGTTCCATGGGGTCCAACAATTTCTGGAGATACAATATATGCTAGAGGAAATAATGTTTGGGTTAACTCTGAACTTTTAGTTGATAGAACTAATCTAATTTCATATA